AAGCCGTCTGTGTCAATACGGAGAAAATATTCGACAGCTGCCGTGAAAGCCACTGGCATTGTTATAGATTATCTCTGAGACGTGCATCTCATCAGTCCTAACGAATCAGGATTGATATGTTAACTATTATTATAGCTCTCTTCAAATATACAATTTGGATTGATAATCAATAATATAAGGGCCAAAAAATATCTGACCCTTAATTTTGATTATTCATTTTATGTTCTTAATTCAAGTTTTCTTTGAATGGTTTCGCAATAGCATAGCATAACATAGCATTCCGCTCTCAAATTGGCATTGAAATCAACCATTCATAGACAAAATCATTCGGAGATTCGTTGTCTTACGATGTTCCTTTGGAATCTAAATGAGACGTAAGCCAACCTACAACCACTTTTGCGTTATCGTCATCCCAATAAAAATAAATGCATAACGAGTACTTGGGATCATATGAATTACCTTTTCGTATATGCAAATCAAGCTGATGTTTTTGCCCGTCTTGTCCAACGACCTGGTATTGATCCTTAGCCATACCAGCAGTTACGGCGGTTACAGAAGGTCCTAATTCTACATGTAGTTCGTCTGATTTCTTATTAACCTCGTCGATCGATAACTCCCCGAGTTTCATTTTATGGTATTCTATTCCTAATAGCATTAAGCATTTGTATACAAGGCTTGAGTCTTCATATAAATTCTCATGATTTTTCAGTTCTCTTCGTGCGCGACTATGTAATACAAGAGAATTTGAAAAGTATCTCTCACACCATTGTGGCATTTCATCATAGTCATCCGGAATATCAATTATAGTTTCTAATTTATCGCGATCACCGTTATTTGCTAACGCACGCATAAGAGTAGCATTTGATTGTCTTAACTTAAAGTTATCTTCCTTAAGAGCATCATTCTCATCATCAATTTCTGACCATTTTTCATATAGACTATCGTATTCTTCTTTTTCTTTTTGTACTTGCTCTTTTAATTCGTCGATTATTTCCTGCATTAATGTAATTTTATCAGCCTGAGTGGACTCTGCTTTTCGACTATCAGAATCAAGCTTCTCTCTATATACCTCTGAAAATGTTAATTGCCCATGTGCTTTTTCTGTGGTAAATCTACCGGTAATAATTGCGCTCCTTAAGTATTTATAAAAAGCAAGTGCGGGATTTGTCTCTTTATTTTTCCCCCATTCCATTATCCTGGTCTTTTTAAATAGCGGATGAAGAAACCACTTTTCGCTTTCCTGAAACCAATTAGGCGCAAATATCCTTATGGAACCATCAAACGTAGCCCATGATGGCCCTACTTTTTTATTCCAGTCAAAGTTTTGATAATACGGTACCTCGGCAACAAAACAAGATGAAAAACATTCTGTTGCCAATCGATTAGCATCTATTAGATATTTTGGTGCCAAGCCTTCATAATTCCATTTTTTCCAATCTGGGCTCGTTATTATAACTACAGGGACATTCCTCTCTGCTGAGATAATTAAACTATACAATTTATTTATGTCATCCTGTGTATTGATTATCCATGGTTTTTCAGTAATAGGTTCCCCTTGAACTATTCCAATATATTCAGAAATGGATTCGATAAACCCTGGTCGTGAATATTCCACTTTTGTCTCGCTATCTTCTCGTGATGCCGTATAGGAAACAGAGACGTGGATTTCAATAATATCCCCTGATTTTTGTAATATCACTTGTGTTTCCCACACTCTAGCAGCAACAGATGTATCAGGATGCGTAAGTAAGAATGCCCATTTATATGTGATACCTTCAAGCAGCGTTGTACGTAAGCGATAGCCGCCGTAAGAAGAGTCCATACCACTTAAAAGGTGTTCATTAATGAGATTACTAATTTCTGTACACGCATTTGTCTTTTCTGCAATCCATTCTTTCAATATTTCAAACGCACCTAAAAAGCACGCATCAGCGGTCATTTCATTATTATGTAATTTCGCGTGAAGGTAGTATACAGTATTACGCTCAATTCCAGGTAATTCTACACCATGTGTTATCTTCATATATACCCCACCCTTTTTCTTTATTTTCATTGAAACTCCTATTGTTGAGTATAAAACATTTTGTGAAGTCCAATTCTATATGCCCCGCCAGTCCAGTTGGCATGAGTACATTTGATGTGCCCGCTTGGGATGCCGTCAATTAGAAATTGGTTTATGATCTTGCCTCTCTCATCCATGCCGGTTTCTTCATTTCCTTATCAGGTTATCGTTCCATTCTTTATGTGGTAGCTAATGTCATGCTCTCTACAAAATCGAACTACGATTTCAGCCTGTTCGTTGTAATACGCTCTGTGCTTAGTAAAAGCTGATATCTCCTTGCTGTAGTTTGTCCGACCGAATATAATGCGTTTTGCAAACGATACTGCATTTAGGATTTCCGTTAAGTCCTGCTGTATAAGGTTCGGAGTCGGGTACGGCTCAATGCTCACCCATGTTTTACACCCCTTGACGTGGAGTGCTTTAAGGGCCGCAATTCGTTCGGTATAGGACGACGCACCGGGTTCAGTTCGTTTTCGGTAATCCTCATTAAGCGATATAAGCGTTATTCCATATTCATTATCAGCCAACTGCTCTGCCAACTCAATGGGCAATAACCCCTTAGTGAGAACGGTGCAACGAATTCCGGCAGCGTTGAGTTTCTTAATCGCAGCCATGCTCATTTCCCTGATTTCGTCGTATCCGTACATGAATGGGTCGGTGGTAAAGCACAGTTGGACGGACTCAATCTTGGATTTAAGCCGTGGTATTTCACGGTCAAGGAGCTCAAGTGTGTTGCTCACGAGTTTAGGCTTACACCACTCTTCGTAATTTTCCGCCTTTCCAAATCTCTTAGCCATAAGAAAAGCGTAGCAAGGGTAAAGGCAACCGTGTGAACACCCTAATACGTGATTCATCGTATAATCTCCATATTCAACGCCCGTTTTGTAGAGCATAGATTTTCGCGTTATATTGTCCATAATCTTTAGCTCCTTTTCCATAGGCAGAGAGTTTTACCGTTGCCTTCTTGCCAAAATGTTGAAGGTTTGCCTTTATCGGTAAAGGCTGGTGTGCGCTGTACATCTATGTAACCGACCTTTTCGAGCGCCTTTAAAACAGACCCGCTACGACCGCTGCTTAACCGTGCAAGATCGCAAAGCACACCGTACTCATTATAGAAATCGGCTAAGAACTTGTTTAGACGAGTAGGCATGGGAGTGGTTTCAAGCAATGCTTTGACCCGCTCCGTCAGAATGTCCTCGCTGACCATTTCATTTTCAGCCGTCTGTGGCATAAGGCTTAATTGCCCAGCGCTCTGGATTTCAATGACCAAACGGTCCGTACGCTTGGCAATGTTATCAGCCATCAACATACAACCATCAGGGTGGTTTGTGGCATGAACCATACGGTACTTTGGATGCTGTCCGGCTTTCAAGCGAATCGGCAAATCCAAAACATAGGCGTAGTTTCTTCGCAAACGCTTTTTGTACCGTTGGGAGAATTCCTTTTCCGCCTCGTAGCAGTCAATCTCCCCCATGCTATATGCGTCAATTATCTCTTTCCAATAATCTCCACCCGCAATGTCATTTAATTCCTGAATCGAGTCCAAAACAGAACTGTCATACTCTTCGAGGTCGCTGAAAATTTCATCCTCCCTCTCGCGGAAGGCAATCTTCATAACCCTACAAGCTTCACGAATAAATCCGAAGGAGTTTAGGTTTATCAATAACTCGGCGGTGTTGAAAACAACCGCCAATGAGTCAAATAAAGTTGCATTTAGAACCTTTACACCGTATGGGTCAACATAAAGGAAAACATTCAATGCGCAATTTAATGACATCGCCTTTTGCAGGAGAGGCTTTATATTTTCCTCAAACTTGCCTCTAATAACCTCGCAACGACCACGATGTTGGAGAGGAATGTTGGCATCAAGGTCTTGGTGATGATTCAATTCGATGAACTTCATGCTGACCGTAGGCATCGGATAGCGTCCGTGATAAGCCTCAATGCTTTTATCCAGACTCTGCAAAGCCGTTAGTGGAGAGCCGGGTTTGCCATCATCAAACTTTCCTTTGCCCGCAAAACAGTCAATATATAGGATTGGATTGCCCATTGACAGTATCTTGTTAAAATAAGGCACCATATAACAGCCGAGAAGATCATCTTTTACTTCCGACCAGATTTTCTTGTGCTTAAAAAAATCGCTATTGTCTTTGGGCATACAGTATCCTCCTCCATAATCCAACTATCACGGCTGTATAGTTTGCTCGTCTTTAAGATGAGATTTCCATTTTTAATAAATCATTCCGCTAGACTTATTAAGTATTATTGCTATTACGCGAAAACAAAAAAGCCCTGCTGACAGCAGAGCTTAATTTTTGCATTCTGCCATCCGGGATCGCGTGGGCGGCGCTGAAATGCCAAATATTTGTTTAAGTCTACCACCGTGTTTCAACATAAACAAGTATTTTTCGAATTTAAATGCGTATAACAAAAAAACAGCCCGGAGGAATTATCCTCCGGGCTGTAATTATTTTACCGTATTCGAAATTGTGCTGCCCGCCGTGGCCGCATACCAGGCGCCTTTCATATTGAGCCAAGCGACGATATTGTCGATCTCGGCGTTCATCCAATCGTTGACCTTAATTCCCATCGCTTCAAGTTGGGCAGTCACCAGTGCTTTTTTTTCGGCACCGAGCCCGGTACCTTGCACGGCCTGCTCGGCCTTCTGGATCAGGTCCGTCACGGTAGCGAGGATTTGCCGCTTCTGGCTCCGGAGCAGCCACGCGCCGATCGCACAGACTCCAGCCAGAATGAGCAATGTTATGATGTCTTTGATGATGTCGAGCATATGTATTCCTCCTAAATTGATTCAAAATTGTTTGCGGCGGCGGCCTCGTAGACGATGCCGCCGGCAGTGTTTTCTTTAGCTGACTTGCTGTAATACGCAGGCAGGATCACGGCGCCGGCGGCGGACAGGGCGGTGAACGGATAGGACAGATAACTGAGGCTGCCGGTGAAATCCTGCAAGATGGATAGCGCGGCAAGGATGATCGTGGCGGCTGCGAAGAGGCCAAGGACGCCGAAATAAGCGATGACCGACTTCTTGGAAAACGCCGCTTTGCGTTTTTTCTTGATGTGCTTACCACTCATTTTCGCGCCTCTTCTGCGGCCCGCTTGGCCATGATCGCCGCCTGGTAGCGTGGCATGAGCTCACAGGGCCGCGTGCCGTCCGTGATGCCCATTTTAATAGCTTCCTGCAGCTCAGCCTGCGCCCAGGGCGGGCAGGGCTGTTCGCGCAGGTAATCGGTAAGCGCGTTGTAAATATCTTCTCCGGTCATATTGTCCTCCTTGTAGTTCCAAAGTCCGGTTCCGTTATAAAGATAGTTCAGATCCACACCGATGCCGGCGAGAGTTTCGTCCCATGCGTACTGATAAACGTTTGCACGGCTTGAGACATTTCCGCTGCTCCAGGCAATACATTGCATGTAAAAATCACAGACGCCGCGGCGGGCCATTTCCTCTACGACGTAATAGCTTCCGTAGACGCCGACAGGATGGGCGCCTATTTTTTTTTTTGCCGCCCGGAGGTAGGCTTCAAGCACATCATAGGATTTCATATCGAAATCTACAGCAAAACAGATGGCCGCGCTTTTCGGCATCTTCAGCTCAACCGCGCAGGCAAAGGCTGTTTCCCCGTCTTCGATGCCGTATGGCTCACCGCCGGCTGCGCGGTTGGACGTGGCCTCGAAAATGCTCAGGATCAGCAGTCCGGCGTCGGTCAGGATCTGGGCTTCCTGAGCCGTGATTCGTTTCGCATACCGCTTGGGGACAAGATATCTCCCGACGAATTTAAACCCGGCCGCGGCGATCTGAGCGGCCACAGGCGCGGTTATGGGGGTGCATGTGTCAATGCCTCTATCAGCCATATTTTCGCCTCCTATTCGATCTCAACTTCCGCGAGGATCTCGCGGTCCAGTTCTTTTTTCCGGCTTTCTGCATCAAGAAAAGTGTCCATCGCCTTATCAAGATCGCCGTTGTGGTGCCCGGTCACAATCGCCTTGTACAGCCAGAACAGCAACCGTCCTTCGGCATGATCCTTTTCGTCCTCGAGCCGCAGCCGGCGCAGCCTTTGGTCCTTGTGATGCTCGTCGCATTCTTCCGAGCGTTTGAGGCGGCCCTCAATATATCTGCGCAGAAAGTAAAACAGGATGCCAACGATACCGCTTCCGCCTATTAAGGACAAAATAAGCGTAATGATGATGTCTTCAGCAGTCGTGATTGCCGCCTCCCGTCATGGCGTTCCCGAGCGCTATGAGCTGCCCGCCGAGAAGCCAGTCTAAGATTTTGTACATAATTCTTGTCATCCGATCACCGCCTTTCCCGTGTCCAAATTGGACACCGCTATCGGCCGGCGGCGATCACGCCGATGAGATCCGCAAGGGTCTGCCGGCGGTTATAGCCCCGCAGTGCGGCGTTGCGCGTGATGACGTAATCCTCGCCGTCTGTCGTGACGCCTCCGGAGTCGACCGAGAAATCCGTCCAGAAGCCGTCGTCGCCGAAGCTGTGCGTTAGATCCGTGATGAGCCCGAGGCTGGTCCCGTCCTCGTCGCCCTCGTAATAGACCTCCGCGACGTCGCCGACCAGCAGGTGCGGCCGAATCGGGCCGGTGAACTGCTCGCCGATCCCGACATACTGCAGATCCGCGGCGGCCTGCGTGGCATACGCGGCAAGCTCGTCCTGGGTGAGGCCGTCGGGCGCGGTGATGTGCTTGGTCTTATGCGCGCCGAGCTGCCAGTGCGTCCAGTGTTGGACGTCCGCATAGACGGGCGTGAGATCGGCGCCGGTGTTGTCCTTGCCGGTTACGCGGACCCGCACATAGGCGGCGTCGGCAGTCTTGGTGGTCTTGCGCTTCTTGACCTCGCTGCCGCCGTTGAAGGTGTACACGCTGTTCTTGATATACTGCTGGACATAGGCGGGGTAGCCCATGACGATGGTGCCGTCGTCCAGCTCCGCCATCTCCCAGCCGATGTAAAACTCCATGAGCTGCTGCAGGCCGGACAGAAGCGTCTGTTCCGGCTTGAAGGTGTGCGTCCAATTGTGGTCGCCTTCCTGCAGGTGATAGCTCGTGATCCCGGCCAGCGCAAGGATCGCCGCGGCGACCTCGTGAGCGTAGCCGGTGATCTCCGTCGTCTCGTCGAATGTCTGCCCGGCCAGCTTGAAGCCGACGGCGTTGCGACCGGACAGCGGCACGGTGTCTGAATATAAGTCATAATCCGAATCATCGAGGAAGATGACGCCGATGGGATAGTTCTCCGAGTTGCCCATGGCCAGCGCCAGCGTGACCTTGGCGCCCGGGTTAAAAAGGGTCTCGTCATAGGCGAACACGTCGGGTCCGGTATTCTTCAACGTGAGCGCGAGCTGCTTAATCTTGTTGTCCGTCTGCTCTTTCCATTTGCCGGCCTTGATGCTGTCGGAAATGTCCATCGCGTAGACATAGCGCAGATAGTAGAGGGTTGTCCCGTCCGTGGCCGCCATGTGCAGGATGCCGTTATAGGGGTGATCGATCGTCAGCAGTGTGTAGGCGGTGTCATCGACCACGATCTCATCGCCGTAAACGGCCGTTTCCCACTGGCCGCTGTCGACCTGCGTCACCTGCGTCGCGATCCCGCCGTTCAGATAGATGCTCTGCCCGGCGTTGTCGAAGTAATGGACGCTACCGGCTATGCCGTCCACGGCGCCGACGGTGCGGTAGAAATCCCATACGAGGGGGGTCTCGGTCGCTGCCATAGTTCCACCCCCTTACGTGGTTTTTTCGCCCAGGGTGATCGTGAGGCTAAAGTCAAAGACGTGGTTAACGTCCTTGGCAATGGTCTTGGTCGTATAGTCTGCCGTGATAACAGCTCCGGAAGCCGGTGCCGACGTGAAGTGGATGTTGTTCGCGCTGGTCAGCGTGTCCGCAGTCATACCGGTTACGCCCGTACTTTTGTAAAGGGTCGTTGCGACGAACTTCCAGTACTTATAAGTACGGTAAGTTTCATTGACATTGGAGGCCTGCGCGGTGATATCGACCCAGTTTGTCAGGTCGTTCGACACATATACCGTAGCATAACTGACCGTAAAAGCCTTAATGCCGAGGCTGTAAAAGGGGTTGTAATAGATTGCATATGTTCCGACTTTGGCGGAATCAATGTTATAAGCGATTTGGGTAACCGGCGTCGGGAAATAGATCTCGGTGTTTGGATCGCATGAAATTAGTTCGAAATATTTGCCCATATTTGTATAGGCAAAAGGCGTCCCGACATCGACGGCCACGCCGCTTGTTTGCTCGATTCCGTCGATGTAGATCTTCGCGCCGGATAGGACCCTGTCGAAATCCGTTGCGAAGTCTACCGTTGATCCATCGCCCGTTGCGACGGCCTCTCCGGTAATCGCGGTTCCCGCAAACCAGCCGCCTCCGACTTTCGCGCTGATCGAGGGATACAGCGTTCGCCTGTAGCTATAGTAATAGCTGAATAGCTCTACGCCTCCGATGCCGCCAGCGACATTTCCATCGCCGGCGGCGATTCTTGTCGCGGTATAGGTAATTTTTTTATCAGCGACGCTGTATGTTGGCGTTACCGTGCCGACATAACCAAGAAGATCAGAGTTTACATTGTAAATCTGAGTCTGGCACCCGCCCTGCAAAAACCAAGGATACAGGGTCAAAGGACCGGTAAGTCCTAAAAGATATTTCACAAATAACGGCATACTTGTGTTGAATACAGGCGGGACAATACGGATCGAACCGCCGTCATACCCATCGGTATCCCAGTGAACGAACACCGTAGCATAGATGTTGATAATATCCGTGTTGGACTTTGTGATGCTGATCTGGTTGCCGTTCATGTCTTTCAGCATGGCGTGGGTCACAAGGTTCAAGCTGGCGGTACCGTAGCCAATACCCACCTCAGTCAGCGTCGAGCCGATATATTCAGTCTCGGATATCTGGCATTGCTGGCGCAGCGAGGCCCATCCTTCGTCGTTGTTACCGGCGTAAGTCGGCGTGGATACGGCTTTATATCCCAGGTGCGTAAAAAGAGCCGTGTCGGTAGCGGCTGGCGTGCCGGCGCCGGTCCCGAAAAAGATATCGTTGAAGTATGTGCTTGGCGTAAGCAGCCGCGTCCAAAGCTGATTGCAGATGACGTTTTCCGCCTGCGCCCGCTGTTTGACTTTCCCGGTAATGCCATCAATGACCTCAATGTCAAAGCGGTTATGTATGCTGCAGTTCAAATTTATCTTGAACTCAGGCACTTTTGCCAGGGATCTTTTGCGTCCCCTAATCATTTATAAGCCTCCTTATAGATCGTCAACATGTGTCAGCGTACCGGTTGCAGTAACGGCTGAGATCTCGATGTGGTTGTCTTGGTCGTCTTGGCAACCTGAGTAGTATATATGCACCAGTGTGCCGGTCGCGGCAATTGTGACCTCAATATGCTCAGTATCGTCGACATCTGGCTTCCGGACGAGATCGGCGGGCGTAAATGCCTGCGAAAACGAGTCGACAGGCCCACCAACTCCGGTAAGATTTCCGATCATTGAATCATAAGCAACTGTCAACTCACCATCAACATTTCGAAAACCGTTTTCAGTGTCCGAAACCGTCAGCAGTATTGCATTTGATTCTGTTGGGTGTGCCTCCGTAGATGCAATTGTATATTCCTTGGTGCTCTCGGTTCCGCTTGGCTCATAATCGTATTCGCGCCCCGTAACAGAAAACGCCGAAGTGTCAAGAGTTGATATATCACTTGTAATCGGCTGAGTAAATTTAATTGCAATTTGCTGTCCGTCCGCTTTACTCATTCCAGATCGCCTCCACTTCAGGAGCCAAGATATTCGGGGCCACAAGGTTCGTCGGCGTAAACTCAAACGAAAACGCCTCGAGGTCTACAGCTTCGGATATCGTTGCCCCCGGTGTATAACAGAAGGTGCACGTCTGCCCCTCGGCGGCATTAAAGTCTACGACGGTAAATGTAATTGTCCGCCCATCGTCCTCTATGATCGAAGCCGTCGCTGCGTATGTGATGCTGTTGGCGTCCTGAATATAGAATCCTGCGCTCAGCTCTGAAAGTCTGTGCGTGAACGTGACAATAATCGTTACTCCCCAGTTGCCCGTGCCGTCGTCGATGTTCTGGCAGGACGTCGGTACAGCCGGAATTGTTGATAGTAGATCACTATCAACGGAAATATTGGATACTTCAATATGCTCGACTTCGGCGGTGTCGGTGTAATCCACATGGACCATCCCGCCTGCGGCTGAAACATCTTTGACCTCGATATGCTCAACGTTTTGCTTTGCGACGCCCATATACTGCGTGAACAGCTCATAGAGCACACCGGTATCGTCCTGGGCCTGCAGGCATATCCGGTAATCCCATGTCCGCATGGCTGCAATTGACACGAACGTTGCGGAGGGGCCGAAGCCGATAGCCTCCGCATCCGTCCAGACGCCGTCGATCAACTGGCGGTAGTAGATTGTCCCTGAGAGGATGTAAAACACCACCAGACCAAAATCAAATCCACCGACCTCCGACCACATACCGCGCACGGAAAAGACGTCCGTCGCATTCGCCGCCGCCAGCTGCACGGCCTCCGTGTCACCCAAAACCTTTCCATACAGGGCGCCGCCGTTTATCCAGAATACCCAGGGCAGTTCCTCAGTAACAAACTCAACGCGCCCCCGGCGGTCCTTCGGCATAGTGCCGTCAAACTCCAGGGCGATCGCCGAAGCTGTCTCCGAAAATCCAGCGTCGATCCAGGCGTGCGCGGACATAGACGTTTTGGCAATAGCGGCTTTCACATGCGCGGTGCCGTTATCCACATAGCCGACGTAGATCTTCGCGACCGGGCGGTATATGACCGGGTGACAGACCGCGACCGAAACGTCGGTAATGGCCGTTCCGGTGAGGATCTCCTGCTTTTCAAGGAAATCGTTATTGATAAGTGCCGTAGTCGGCCGCGAGATCCAGACAACTGCTCGGGGATCCGCGTTCGCGTATGACGTCTGAAAGTCTTTCTTCAGACGCGTCAGCAGCTCCGAGTTGATATCCCTCATGCCGTCACCACCAGGAACTTGATGCTCGCCGTGTAGACCGAGCCCTGCAGCACGGGTTTCCACTTGGGTTCGTCGCATATGTACCCGTAATAATCGACGTCCCGGTAACGGAGCGTCAGGAGCACACAGGAGGCCTCTGATTCGTTGACTGCGCGCAGAGCGGACATGCTCTCAACGCATATCGTCGCATCGGCGTAATCCGTGGGATCTCCGACGGTCTGCACGTTGTAGCTGCCGTCGTAGAGCTTGGTCACGATCTTCGTGCGCTCTTTGGCGGGCGTGAAATTGAGAACATCGGCCAGCTCGACGCCGGCCTCGGTTTTAATTGTCCAGTCCATCAGAGCAACCTCTTTTCCATCTTGAGCTGTGCGACCAGCCCGTCAAAGGTAACTTCTGCGGCGCCGACAAATTCGTTATTACTGTTAACGCCTTCGATCCGGACGGTGCCGCTATGGCGCATCTCTACGGTTCCGCTCCCGGACGTGTTGAGCACAGGGCTGTAGTTGAGCTCCGTGGCCATGCCGTTCATACTGGATAGCAGGCCGTCTTGGGCGGCCTGAATATCTTTGCCCACGTCCGGCATCTCATCGGAATAGCCAACACCGACACCGGCAGCCATCTGCTTTCCAATTTGGTCCGCCCACACTTTTGACGGACTGTTTATCTCCTGATCTTCCTTAACCCCGCCGAGGATCCCGGAAAAGAATCCGCTGATCTTCTCGCCGAGCCAGGAGCCCATGGACATGATGCCATCCCAGAGGCCTTCGATAAGCTGTACGCCGATATCGAAGATGTCGGCCACGCCTTCGAGCAGCGACTCGCAAAGGGAACCAATTATTTCAGGTGCATTTGCTAAAAGCTCGGGGATCGCAGCGATCAGCCCGTTCGCAAGGCCGACGATCAAATCGCCGGCAGCCGAGACGAGTAAAGGCATATTGCTTATTAGCGCCAATGTCAGCTGCACGATCGCATCGACCGCCGCAGGTACCAGTTCGTCAAGGTTGTCCGCTATACCCTGGACAATGGCCAAGAGCAGCGTTATGCCCGTGTCGGCCAGATCCGGCAGCATGTCGATCAGGCCTTCGACCAGTAATGTGATAATTTCCGCGGCGGATTCGCCAAGACTGTCTGCATTTTCACTGATCCCTGATAGCAGCTGCTGCACGATCTCAATGCCGGTTTTCGCGATTTCAGGCAGCTCATCTGTTATCGCCGCCACCCCATCGGTTACGACGCCGGCCAACTGATTGGCGAACTCGGAGGAATCGATGCTGCCGGACAGGAAGTCGTTCAGCGCGGTCGTGCCGGCCGTCACGAAAGGAAGGAACTTCCCACCGATCGTTGCGCCAAGGTTTTCCATATTGAGCGACAAGATCCGCTGCTGGTTTGCATAGCTGTCGGAGGTCTTTGCAAAGTCACCCTGGGCGTCGGCGGTTGCCTGCATGATGTATTGATAGCGCAGCGTAGCCTTCTCAGACTCCGTCATGGAGCTGTAAGCGGTATCTATACCCTCGGATAATGCGAAGGCTTCCAGGTTGGCCTGGGACATGTTAATTCCGAGCTGCTTCAGAGGTTCGGTTTCTCCGGAGATACCGCTACGAAGTTTTGCAAAGGCCTCATCAGAATCCATGTTATAGAACGAGGCCATGTCACCGGCGAGGCCGGTAAGATCCTCGGACATAGACAAAACAGCATCATCCGAGAGCCCCATAGATTTGAACATCGCGCCCAGAGTGCTGGAATACTGCTTCGCCGAAAGCTCGGACATACCGAACGCCGATGCCGCCGACTTGGCAAAGCTGTCGATGGCGCCTGAGTTTGCACCGAAGGTCGTGTCGACAACGTTTTGAACTTCCTGCAGGTCGGACGCGGTTTCGATCCCGTCTTTTGCGAAATCCGCAAGTTCCCGGGCGGCGTCGGCAATTAATCCGCCGAGCGCGCGCATACCGGACATGATAACGTCGCTCAGGATATTGGCCTTAAGGACGTCCCCGAAAGAGATGCCGGATTTTGCGGCATTGTCGAGATCGTCTGAGACGTCGTCGGTTTCGTTGCCGAAATCCGACATGGCGCGCTCATTATCTTCGAGCTCGCGGGTCATATCGTTCAGATCGGCAGTCGCTTTATTGACTGACTGCTGCCACTTCAGCGTGATGGTGTCGGTGTCGCCGTATTTTTCCTTTGTGGCGGTAAGGCCCTTTTCCAGCTCTTCGAGCTTTTCCTTCTGGACGTCGACCTGCTTGCTGAGGACCTTGTGCTGCGCAGTCAGGGACTCCATGCTGCTCTCGCCCTTGTCGAAGGACGATGCCACAACGCCCATTTCCGTGGCCAGCGTCTTCTGCGTCTGAATGATCTGATTCAATTGTCTGCGATACTCAGCTTCGCCTTCTATGCCTATTTTGGGACCGATATCATAAGCCATGGATACACCGCCTTTATAGCCAGGTCGGAACGCCTCTGGCGCGCCTGTACTGCCGTCCGTTTATGGCGCGGACATCGGGATCGTGATAGAAGAGAAAATCCATCAGCGTCTCAAAGTCCGTTTCGTCTATTTGATTCAGCGACCAGCCAAGGCGCTGCACGAGCATTGCGTACATCCGGTCGAAAGCCTGGGCTGCGGATAGATTTAAGGGCAACCGCTTTTCGGCGGCGCCCTGGGTCAGTTTTTTGAGGCGATCCCCGAGACCCCAAGTACGATCTGGTTGAGCTGCGTGTCGATTTCGGCGCTTGTCAGACTGTTTTCAAGATCATCAACGCTGAACTGATTACCGTAAACACGACAGACGAGATTAAGTTTCCGGTCGGACAACTCAAGAGATTTATTCAGCATTACCGCCGCAAATTCTTCACGATCCAGATTTTCGCTTGCGTTGCGGGCATCCTTCGCAAAAGCCAGGGCGTCGTAGTTTATCCGCATAGCCTCGCGGCTGAGCCCGCAGGTGATCCGCTCTGTGGTATACGTTTTCCCGATTACCCGGATGTTGAGAACGTTCATATTTCTATCCTTTCAAAGAAGGGGGCGCCGAGAGACGCCCCCTGTATTCGTGTCCAAATTGGACACATTATGCAGCTGCGGTGGTGAAGTTGATCGCTGTGCCGCTCAGAGTCTGGCCGAAGACATCCGTCACCAGGCTAATGGCGAGAATATAGACCGTGCTCGCGCCCAGATCGGCCGCGGGCGTGATGGTAAGCACCTTACCGGTGCTGTCAAGCGAGGTGGAGCAGGATACGACAGCGCCGGCCGCCGTGATGAGGGTGCATGCAAAGCTGGCCAGCTTGTTGTTGAACGTCAGTACGACAGTGGAATCCAGGGCGACGTCAACATCCTCGTCAGCCGGCACGCTCGAGCTGAGCGCAAGCGCGTCCGGCGCGGCACCGGTATCCGGCGTCTGGACCTGGCTGAACCATTGCGCCTCGCTCGTGAAGGCGTCGTCGGTCGTGTCGGCAAAGATCCGCTTGAGGCCCTTCAGCACGCCGTCGATCGTCCATTTGTGCGCTGTGACGATCGCCGTAAAGGTCAGCTGATAGGTCTTGACCGTGATGGTACCGTTATTCTGGGTTGTGGCGTCCTCGCTTCCGCCGGAGAAGTTGCCTTTCAGGTACTGATAGTACCGATAGTCCGCATCGCCCTTGTTGTACTTGAAGCTGAGGGCGTAGTCCGGAGGGTTAGGGATGCCGCAGTCGTATACGCGGCCGGTGGCTTCGTCGTAGTATTTTCCGAGCAGCTTTGCCGCTTTTTTGGCCGGGACACCGGAAATCGTCAGCGTCACGGTGGTGGCGCCCTCGCCGATATAGTTCTTCCCGGGCACATTATCGTAGGACTGCGGGTTGCTGTTGATTGCCACCGCCTGTGTGATCTCGGCCGTGGGCGCCAGATATTCGGGCGTGTCGGTTTCATAAGCCGAAACGGTGTCGGCCGTGATTTCAGCGATGTATACGCTCTCTACGCCGACAAATTCGGCATATTCTTTATCCATTGCATTGCCTCCTATTTCATGAATTTTTTAGTTTCTTCGTCAATGACTTTGGCCATGGCCTCCTTGGCGGCGTTCTTGGTGGCGTTCACCGCAGGCCGGACAAACGGTCGTTTTTTCTGTCGTTCATCGGATGTCCCACTCTCAAGAACTCTGGCCTTCAGTTGGTTTGGGACGCCGCGCTCGTCGTACCCGTCAAATCCGAGCTTGGTATTGTAATTGCCATTGCTGTCCCGGTCTATCGACGCGATGCCGAAGGACCCCGCCAGTTCACCGGAAGCTTTTTTTGAGACAACAGCCTCCAGATTTGATCTGATCTTATCGGCGACGATCTTTGCGCCGGCATAGATGGCTTTTTTGGCGATAGCCTCCTGCCCGGAGGTTGCAAGCCTCGACAGTTTCAACGCGTATTCATCGCCGGACTTAAACGTTATCCGAGCCATAGCGCCCACACCCATTCATAGTGGATATACCCGGTATCTTCCTCGTGCTGGATGGAGCTCAGCCGCCAGGTACAGACGCCGTTAAGGGCATTTTGGATCGCCTCGGCGTTCGAATCGTCCTCGGCCTTTGTGAAGTAATCGACCGTGCCTTCGATGCCCTGGCGCTGCATCCGATTGTCAGCCCACGACGCTGCGGCCTCACCGTCTTCGGCCCATACGATATAATGGTCCGGTTTCTTTGCAGCGCGGTAGTGCGACACCGGAACGCCTATGGTCAAAAGAGCGGCTTTTATGACATCAAGATTCATCGACGGTTTTCTCCCCTTCCGGCTGGTAAATGTCGAAAACCGCCGTGATGACCTGAAGCGTCAGATCCATAACTGGCGGGTGGATGTCCTCGGGGTACTGTACGGCCCAGATCCGGTATTGGCTTCCGTCGTTCGGGATTGCCACGTCCTGTGCGGATACGTTGCGCCGCCGGGGGCAGCGCAGCACATACTTAATTTCGGCATTGTCCTGTTTCGCGGCACTCTGCCGGGTGATGCCCACGGTCCGCTCGTGATATCGGAGCGTTTCTTTAAGAGTCAGCGCCTCGACAGGCATATCTCCCGGCGAGGCGCTGTTGGAAACGTCGTATATCCTGACGACACCGTCATTGAAGGTCTGGATTTTATTTTGCAAGGCCATTCCATCACCTCGTAACGATTGCCTTATAGGTCAGCGTCACGCCTCCGTAGGATACGGATACCACGACCAGATTGTCGCCTGTGTCCCAGACCGCGGCGGTGCCGTTTTCCAGCCTGGAACCGTTGGCCGTGATTCCGATATCCGCGAAGGCCTTGACGGCTGTGGCCGTAATGACGTCGCTGTCATTTCCTGTATTGGCGGTATACTCGTATACTCCCGGCGCGAACACGGGAGAAAACACCAGCGCGCCGATCGTCAGCGCGGACAACTGCGCATTTGCGATGCCGTCTGCGATCATGGTCGCGTTCTGCAGTCCGAGCAGATCGGGCAGATAATTGCTGCGGAAATCATCAAGCGCATCGGCCCGGGCATAAAGACAATAATCGAGAAGGAGCCCCCGGGGCTTGTCTTCGGCCGTATAATCAAGGGCCTTTCCGGCCACGCCGTCAATTTCCTTCATGCCGCGGGATATGATACCGGTGAGCTTTGTATCCCCACCGGCATCAACCCACGTGATATCGAGATAGTTGCGGACGGCAGCGAGCAGTCCGTCAAGCGGTTCGGCCATCCGTTATACCTCCTTAGCCGGCCGTGTAAGTAACGGTGATCGTATAGGTCTCCGTCTCGGCGCCGCTGGTGACGTTGATCGTGACAACGTTCGCGCCCTCGGCCCACGTCGCCGCCGTGCCGTTGGTGACCGGAGTGACGCCATTGAGGATTTCGACGGTAGCCTCGCCGTCCATCGGGTTCGCCGTGATGGTGTTGGTCGCGTTGCTGGTGGCCGTGGTGTATACGAATACCGACTTGTTGAAGCTCGGGCTGAGCGTCAGCGCACCGATGGTCAGGCTGGCCAGTCGGGCGTCAGCGGTAGACACAGAGATCGCCTCGTCGGACTCGTCGTTCACGACATAGACCTTCTGGACGTAAGCGATCAGGCCGGAGATGTCTGCCAGCACAAAGGCGTTGGCGTCCTTCGGCCGGCCGTCGCCGTAGAGCCGGATCGCGTAAACCCGCTGATCCTCGAAGAACTTGATGCTGTCGTCATATTCGATCCTGCCGCCCTTGCTGGTGCCGAGCCCGGCGAAATACTTTTTCGGCAGGCCGAAAACGGCATAACCCACGGGCATCGCAGACGACTGAATGACGGTCGTCGGGAACGGGAACACATCTGTCGCATACCGGCCGTCAGTTGTCCGGACGGTGGTAGCCGGCAGCACCTTCGTGAAGTAATCCGCAGGGTTGACCACCATGATGATGCCCTTGATCGCGCGGCGCTTGCCGTTCGGCCCCTGGGAAAGCGTGTTGAGAATCGTGCCGAACGTTGCGGGATCAAGATCCGTAATCGTGACGGCCGCCTTACGGGGATAAACGCCGTCAACGGCTCCGGAGAGCGCCCGGGTCATGCCGAGCATCTTGTCGTCGCCGTCTCCGTCGACCGCAGCATCTTCAAGCCCTGCCGAGTTGGCCTCGACCAAGATTGCGCGCACATAGCGATCGATCCACTCAGGTCCGAGGTCCAGCATGGATTTCGCGACAGGGATAAAGGCGGTGAGCTTTTTCTTCGTCAGATCGACCTTGCTGAACGTCGCGGTCAGCTCACCCGCGATTTCCGCGGTCAGTTCACCCCAGACTGCGACGCCGGACGTCGCGCTGATGAAGATTTCCGTCAGGGCCGCGGTGTTCTGGAAATCGATCACGTCGAGGATCGGATGCTCTTCCACGATGTCTTCCATCACGGAATCGATGATCGTCTTGGGCATCACAACATCGGTCCCGGCCAGCGCCTGCTTCGGGTTCCCGGACCTGGCTGCGTCGATGAACATCTGATAGTACTTGGTTTCCTCGCTTGTCAGGGCGCGGACGCCGCGGCCGGCGAGAATGTTCTGGTCGTTGGACTGGATGAGTCCGCGGGCCTCGGCCATGACCGCTTCCTGGAGGAGATCCGTGAACTCGGTAAAGGCCTGGGCGAAAGTCTCTTCGTTGCCCTCCTTGACGGCGGCGTTGATGCGCTGGAGGATTTCGGTTTTCTTCTGCTGCAGGGAGTCGAGATTTTTCATACGTCTTATTCCTTTCCGCCCATGAGGGCATTGAAAAACTTGATGGTCTTGTTTTCCTGGGGAGGGTTCGCGGGAGGGTCAGCCGGCGGCGGGTCCTTCGGCTTATTAGCGGGATTCTGGGTATTGAATGCCGACATGGCCTCGCCAAGCGTCTGCCGGAGGCTCTGATAATACTTGATCTGCTGGGCCGTGCCCGCGTTCATGCGCTGCATGGCCTGGGTCATTTTCTGTGGGTCTGCCGCAGCGTCGGCGATCTCGTCGCAGAAGCCATACCCAAGGCATTCCTCGGCGGTAAGCATCGTTTCCGCGTCAAGCAGTTCTGTGAGCTTCTCAAGCGTGATTTTCCCGCCGGATCGTGTCAGATAAATCTGACGGTTCCCTTCCATCATGCTGTCGATGTTATCCGCACATTTTCTGTGCTCTGCGGAATTGCCAAAGCAATAGTCCATCATATTGTGAATTCCCATCACGGAATTCTGATACATGATGACCTTATCCCCGGCCATTGCGATAATCGAAGCGATCGAATTCGCAAAGCCGTCGACGTATACCGTCTTCTCGGCGGGATGCCGCTTCAGCTGCGCATAGATGCCGTATCCCTCAATTACAGAACCGCCCACACTGTTGATGTAGAGGTTGATGTATTTGACGTTGGAATACTCCGAGAGCTTTTCCCTGAAGAAGTTCGCGGACGTTTCGCTCTCAACGGTTTCTCCGCTCCACCATTCATAACCGTCCGGTGCCACCTCGCTGTAGATATACAGATCGAGGGTGTCGGGCTTTTCGAGCTGCTGTTTAAAATCAAACTTCAACACTTCAGGTTTCAATCATGTTTCACCACCTTTTGATTTTGTCGGTTTACCGGATGCCTCCTGCCTAATTCATCCGCTGCCACCGCCTTCTGACAGTGATTTCAGCGCCTCCTCGAACGGCTGATAATTTCGCGTGACGAAGTGCTGCTTTGCCCAGGGCTCGTCTATTTCAGGCAGGCCAAGAATCTTCAGAACATCGTTGACGCAGAAAACACCGGAGGATATCAGCTTGTCGATATTTGAGGATACCGAGAGCAGATCGATATGCTTGATCGTCCGGGTGTCGATCTGCAGATAGGTACCGGCAACAAAATCGGCATAGCCGTTGCGCTTGCGGTTTATCTCCTCCTGAATCATGTCGACAAACGGGTCGACACAGAAGGTTAGCGTATAATCCAGGGCATCCCCGATTTGCTGGACATCGCCGCGGAGCAGCGCCGGATGAATGCCGTAGGCCTTCGCCGTAAAATCGAAGATGTCGTCGATCATGGCGCGGATGTCCCGGCTGGTCTCGCTGGCATATGTCCGCTGCGTGAGTTCCGTAAAGTCCTGCCCTTCGCCCATGGGGATAACGGCGCCGTCGGCCTCGAGGAACTGCTTGAACTTCTCGTTGACGAGCGAATCAAACGCCTTGCGCTGCTCTGATCCGGCAGGCGGGATCGCTTTGTAGGAAAACTTGGCTTTAAGCCCCCGCGACCGCTGGAACGACTTCATGCTGTACGCGATCAGCTTGGAGTAACTGGCATACAAGCCGTCGATAACCTGTTTGATATCGCTGTCGCAGAGCTTGAAATACAGGACGTCGCCCTGCGCAAACGACTTGTTGAAGGTGAAGTTCTTGACCGTGACCTGTGTGAAAATATCCTCGTACATGGCATAAGGCGTCTTGTTGAAATCGTCGGCGACATAGAGCTTCCCACCCTGCTCGACGACGAGGGCGCCTTTCTGCGGGTTGCGCAGGATCTGGAATATCAGCTGCTGAATGAACTCGCTGGAGTTCTGGGTCTGGGGCGGCTCCACGTTCCAAAG